GACAATGTAACGAATAGAATTATTGAAGAGCTAGAGCGTGGCGCTGCACCCTGGATTAAACCCTGGAACGCTGGCGCTAGTGAAGATCAAAATATCGTTAGCCATAAGCCATACCAGGGCATTAATCGCTTAATTCTAGGTATGTCAGGTTATACCTCTCCACTTTGGGGTAGCTTTAAACAATGGCAGCAATTAGGCGGTATGGTTAAAAAAGGTGAAAAGGGTACGCAAATCGTTTTTTACTCACCTATTAAAAAAGAGGGTATCAACCCTGAAAATGGGCAAGTAGAAAACAAAAGCTATCATTGTTTAAAAAGCTATTTCGTATTTAATGCAAGCCAGGTAGAGGGTATCGATTTCGTGCAGCCTAAGCCTACAATCGAAGTGTTTAACCCTGTACCCGCCCTGGATGATCGTATTCTAAAAACAGGCGCAACAATCAAGCATGGATTAAGCCAGGCATTTTATAGACCTAGTGAAGATTTTATCGGTATGCCTGATAAAAACACTTTCAAGGGTGAAGCGCATTACTATGCAACGGTATTGCATGAATTAACCCATTGGTCAGGCGCTAAGCATAGGCTAGATCGTACTAAAGGCGCTCGGTTTGCCGATGCAGCATACGCTTTTGAGGAATTAGTAGCTGAAATGGGAGCAGCCTTTTTATGCCAGGATTACAAAATAGAGGGTGATCTTAGGCACGCTGATTATATTGGTAGCTGGCTTAAATGCTTGCGTGCAGATAATAAAGCGATATTTAACGCTGCAGCATTAGCGCAAAAAGCAGCAAACTACATCAATGAGCTAGATTGTTTAGCTAATCAGGCAGCAGCATAAAAAGGGGTTAACCATGAAAAAAGACGATTTTCTACTATCAAGTGATTATGACGAAAATGATAACCATTATTACTATATTTATAACTGGCAAACATTAGATTTATTAAAAAAGTTTGACAATTTGCAAGATGCTGAAAACTACTTTAACTCATTACCTGATTAAATAGTGATACCTGGTAAGCGCTTAGAAATAGGCGCTTATCGGATTAGCATTGTGCTAGTCATAACCTAATTAACCTAATGGGGATTACATGGATCACACAAAAATACTTAATGCTTACTTAGCCCGTATCACTAGAGCTGATTGGGAAAACCTATTTCAAAAAGATCATAAATGCTTAGAGCAGCAATTAAACGGCAATATGACAGGGCAAATTGAAGCACAGGCGGTTTTTTATGCTGCTGTAGCTAGTGCCATAAATAACTTATCTAAACACGATTTGGAACTGATAGAGCGCACGATTGAAGGGGTAACAGCATGAGCGATCTTAAAAAACTAATCGAAACTACCAGGGAAAAAAGTTTTAACCCTAAATATTGGGATAAGGTAAGCGATCAGGATGTTTTAGGGGTTTTAATCGCTCAGCACTTCGAATGGAATGGGCAAGCAATATTTGAAACCATGGAAAATGCTTTTAATGATGCCAATTTCCACACCTTTAATGAAACAATGCGCCAGGCATGGGAAAAACAATTATGAGCTTACTTACTGAAATGAAAACCCATGGTTTAAGCGATTGTGAATTTAATCGTGGATTGTTTGCTAATCAAAAATACCAGGCATACCAATATTGGGCAGCGAAGCAAGGCATAAAAGCGCTTAGTTTTAATGCCTGGTTATCAACCAATAAGCCAGGAAGATTAGACTAAATGATTACTTATAACGATAGTTTTATCGATAAGGTGATAGCTATTCTATCCTGGATAGCTCTATTATCGTTTTTAATGCTGTTTTAAGCGCTTTTCTCACTCATTTAAGGGGTTAGTATATCTAACCCTTTTTTTACGCCTTAAAACCCCTTTAAAACGGTTTATGGTTTTATTGCTATTGGCTGCCAGGACTAAGTGATTCCGCTATGCCCAATCCCCCAATATAGGGAATTCGGATACACAGTATTAGCCTTTTCTCTACGCATGATAGGACTTAGCCCTATTCTAACCACTTAAAACACGCTACCTGATGCGCCTAGGTCATTCTGAACCTCACCCGTCATGCCCTGGAGATCGTGAACCCCAACGATACCCCAAGAACCCCATACATAGATGTTACTAGACGATGTATAACTCCGATGTATATACTACCTCTATGTCTATTAGAACTACTATGTCTATTCTACGAAGTTCTATGATAGAGATAGTATAGGCGTATAACTCGTATAACTACGAAATATATTTTACGAAGAATAGTCTATTCGTATATATATATATAGAAGTATATAAGTATCTATGTATGCTTTATACAACACCCATGATTAAAATAATAGTTGCATTAGAATTGTTCATGGTGTAATCTACGCTTGTAGTACTAATCAGATAACCTAACTAGAGGACAATTCGTATGAAACTATGCACTAGCTGTATGCACTTTCGTAGCGGTGATGAGTGCAGTAAAGATATGCACACCAATCCCGTTAATGGCAAACCAATCTACGGGTTTGCTTACACCAATCGCATGACACCAACACGCTGCGGGCAAGATGCCACCTGGTTTGAAGAAATAGACCATGCAGCACTTGACGAACTATCCACCATTCCATTCGGGAGATAAACCATGGCAAGAACCAAAGGTAGTACCAACACAAGCACAACCCTACAAAAGCGGATTACAGCGTTAGAAGGATTAGTCGAGCGCCAAGATGAAGCAGTTGAGCAAGGGTTAGATGAGATAGCAGAGCTGCGCAAGCAAGTGGACTTTTATCGTAAGCAAGTTAATCATCTAATTGCACTACTCAATATCATTACGAGAGGTGCATGATGGCTAATGCTCAAACAGACTTTGCGCCAGAGGTACGCAATAGCGCCTGGTGGAGTGGTGATTCCCGCATGGCTGCCAATGGTCGTGCGGTGGATGTCATACTGACCAAGCAAGGCAAACGAGAAGCGCCTGACCTATCCGATGTGGAAGCGGTACAGATGGGTCATATCATGCAGCCTGTGATTGGGCGCTTGTTTCAAGATAAACACAAGATCGAGTTAAAGGAAGCCGACTATGCTCTCACTCACACAAAACACGATTGGATGCGTTCTCATTTTGATTTCATTAGTGCAGATGGTACTGTGCTTGTTGAAGCTAAAAACTATAACGCTGGAGTTCGTAATAAGTTTGATGCCGATGCTAATCGGATTCCTGATGCTGATCTTGCCCAGCTCATACACGAATCTGCTTGTCATAATATCAATCGTATATTTTTGGCTGTTCTATTTGGTGGAAACGAATTTGTAACCATTGAGTTTGACATCACCGAGGGTATGAAAGATGACCTAGTGCAGCGCATGGCGAAGTTATGGGCGTATTGCAAGACCGACACCCTACCACCCGCAGAAACCATCGAGCAAACCAAGCTGGTATATCCAAATAGCACCGATGAAACAATTGTGGCTACGCAAAATGTAGAGGTAGCAGTCGCCCAGCTCAAGCAATATAAAGCCAACATCAAGGCGCTCGAGGATCAGAGCGAAGCCCTAGAGGTAGCAATCCGCAACACCATGGGCGACAAGAGTGAGATTATTTCCATCTCAGGCGATACCTTAGTCACCTGGCGTAGTAGCAAGAGCAGTAAGCGCTTCTCAAGTGATCTCTTTAAACAAGCGATGCCCGATATTTACGAGCAGTTTGTGATTGAGCAGCCTGGCAGTCGTAGATTTTTAGTGAAGTAAAACCTAATGAAAGGGGATAAGATGAGCAATATTGTGAGTTTTACCGATATGTCGCAGATGGCAGAAGCAATCGCCAAAAGCGGTTTATTCGGAATGAAGGACACCAATAGCGTATTAGCGCTAATGGCAGTAGCACAAGCGGAAGGTATGCACCCCGCCACAGCAGCACGGGATTTTCATATCATCCAAGGCAGACCAGCATTAAAAGCCGATGCGATGCTAGCAAGGTTTCAAAATGCGGGCGGTAAAGTTCAATGGAAGGATTACACAGATGAACAAGTTACAGGCGTATTTAGTCACCCCAACGGTGGAGAGCTTGCCGTTACATGGACAATCGAACAAGCAAGCAAGATCGGGCTGGTCAAGCCAGGCTCGGGCTGGCAAAAGTTTCCAAGGGCAATGCTACGATCCAGGTGCATTTCAGAAGGTATACGAAGCGTCTTTCCTGGATCAGTTACAGGGTTCTACAGCCCTGAAGAAGTGGCTGATTTCGAACCCAAAGACATGGGAAAGGCTGTCAACCTCTCAGAGATTAAAAGCGATGAGCTTACCATTGACGAAGATAGCGGGGAAGTAGCACCACCCATGGTCAAGGGTAACTTTGCTGCCCATGTCCATAAACTCCATCTGTATGTGCCAGGTCAAGAAGAACCCTATGCAACCTATCTATCCCTAGAGGATTGGATTGAAGGGTTTTTAGACATCTTTGGTCGTATCCAAAACTCAAGTAAGTATGACGATAAAGAGAAAACCAAGAAGTACAACCAATTGCGTGCTGCCAATGATGCCTTTACAAAGACATTTAGTGGTACGCAAACATCGAAGTTTTTAACCAAAATAGCTGAAATAAGGAGAGATTGATGAGTAATGGACATATCGCCCAGATGGGCAAAGGCGTATTGTTTGGTAACGCTGATAAGAAGCATGAGAAAGCGCCCGATTGGAAGGGTACACTCTTGCTTTCTGAGGACTACAAAGCGGGTCAAACACTTAAGATTGCTGGCTGGACTAAGAACACCCCTAAAGGGCAGTTGATTAGCTTGTCTGAGGATACTTGGAAGCCACAAAACCCCCAGCAGTACCCCAGAGAAACCAATGCCAATGACGGTGAAGTACCATTTTAAGGAGAAAACCATGAAAAAATTAGTTGCGGTAGCGTTGCTTGCAATGTTGTCCTTGAGCGTATCTGCCCAGGTGAAATGCCAACCCGATGGTAGAGGTGGAATGTGCTGTTGGGATGTAGGCACACAAGGACCATTTAAGCCTATTGGCTGTTGATGATTTGCTTAGACCTACCTTACCCGCCTTCAATCAATAACTATTGGATAGCGAGTGGGCATCGTAGGTTTATTAGTAAGCGTGGTCAGCTATTTAGGCAAGAAGTAATGGTAGCGTGTTTACAAGGGAGAGTACCAAAATTGGGTTCACAGTCACTCATGGTTCATATTATTTTGCAACCACGCAATAAGAAGTTGATGGATATTGATAACTGCGCCAAAGCAATTTTAGATAGTTTAGAGAGTGCGGGCGTTTTCAGTTCGGATGTCCAGGTGCAAAAGCTCTTAATTGAGCGTGGCAAGCCGATTAAAGGCGGTGGCTGTCAAGTAATGATTGAAGTAATCCCCTCTAGCTCAGAGGAGAATCCGCAAGGATAGTTAGGTAAGGTGCGCCAGCCATCTCTTTGAGCAAGCTGGCACTATCAGAGATAAAGGCACAATAAAAATGAACGATGAACCAGTAGCGTGGATGGAACTCTATTACGGAGAGCCTAATAATATTGCATGGACTAATACTGAATTAAAAGATAGCGGAGAGGTATATAAAACTATTCCACTCTACACCCATCCAGCAAAAACACTAACAGATGAGGAAATAGAAGGCATAGCAAGGGCTAATGTTGATGGTCATTCATCAATGGAGCAGTTGAAATGGTTTGCTAGAGCAATACTAAGAAAGGCACAAGAGAAATGAATGTTCCATACAACACAGGCAAGGTCAAGATTGGCAGCAAGTATGTACCACCACCCGTTAACTACATGGATGAGGATAGCGAGTTCATTCAAAGCGTGATGCTAGGTTTGTGGGAACAAGAGCGCTTGGCGCAAGTCAAGTGGATTTCTTACTTATTGGCTTTGTTGCTGTGCATCATTTCGTTGATGGCATTGAGGTAGCCATGGACTTTAATCAAAAAGACGATAGCTTCATGGATACCGTTTGCAAGCTACTCATCATTTTTATAGTGATTCTGCTTGCCTTTCTGATTAATTGGATTATTGCTAGAACATGATCTACTTCTTATCCAGCCTAGATACCTATGAGATTTCATGGGCAGCCGCAGAGCGCTGTAAGTTCAAGCAAGATCATGGGCTAACGAACCCTAAACGAGTTGACAAGGCACGGGATAACTTCCAGCTTGCCAGAGAAGGATTAACGGGCGAGTGGGCAGTTAGCAAGTATTTAGATTTACCCGTAAATACCGAAATTTATTTGGGGGGTGACAAGGGATACGATTTTGAATATCGAGGTCTAAAGGTCGATGTTAAGACCACACGGGCTAAGTTCTTATTGTTTACCAAGCTCTCTAACTTCAAAGCCGATGCAGCCATTCTAGTGCGCTACCACAGGGATTTTATTGTGGAGATTGTAGGCGCAGTCACACGGGATGACTTTGTTAAGCACAGTCAAATTAAAAACTTAGGGTATGGCGATAACCATGTAATGACACCCGAACAATTAACACCCATTGAGGAATTTAAAAATGCAAGAGAACGAGAAGAAGCCTAAGATATTTGTAGCTACACCCATGTATGGTGGGATGTGTGCTGGGTTTTACACCCAGTCGATCATCCAATTACTGACCACTTGCCAAGCAAATGGTGTGGATGTGGAATATAGCTTTATGTTTAATGAGAGCTTGATTACCAGAGCTAGAAACTCACTCACCCATACCTTTATGCAGACGGATTGTAGCCATTTAATGTTCATTGATGCAGACATTAAGTTTAGAGCTGAGGATGTAATCCACATGATCCGAGCAGAGAAGGATATTTTGTGCGGTATTTACCCGAAGAAGGAGATTAACTGGTACTCCGTCAAGGCTGCCATGGATCGGGGTGTACCATTCGATCAACTAAAATCCCATACGGGTAGCTTTGTTGTGAACCTGGTGAACTACGCTGGAGAAGTAACTGTACCAGTCAATGTGCCAGTCGAGATATTCAATGGGGGTACAGGCTTTATGCTGATTAAGCGTGAAGTCTTTGATAAGCTAGGAGAATCAGTACCCAGCTACTCCAATGATGTGGTTGATTTAGGTGGAAAGATGAAGCAGTCTGAGCCGATCAAAGAGTTCTTTACCACTTCGATTGAGCCAGGCACTAATCGTCTGCTCTCAGAGGATTACCACTTTTGCCGTATCTGGCGTGAAACGGGAGGGCAAGTTCATGCTGCGCCATGGTGTCAGCTATCGCACATTGGCACTTATGCCTTTGAAGGTCAACTCACACCATCGGAATAACCATGAAACTACATACAGTAGAAGGCAAGCAATTAGAGTTTAATGATGAGAACTTAGTGGCGGTGTATCAACAGAAGCACCGTTTGTATGACCGTTTCTTGCCACACTTGGCTAGTTACCTTGAGGGTACGGTGGTGGATGTCGGTGCGAATTGTGGTGCATTAGCGGTAGCCATGGGCGTTAAGAATCCATCCCTAGAGTTTGTGTGCATTGAGCCAGAGGATAAGCATCTACTTCACTTGCATAAGAATGTGTTGCAGATTAGCAACAGGGTTCAGGTAGATCGGGCTAAGATTGGTACGCAATATAAATTACTAGACAAGGTAATCGAGCAGTTTGAGGTAAAGGATATTGGCTTACTCAAGATTGATGTGGATGGTTACGATTGGGATGTCATTGACAGTTACTCGTTTAGCCAAAAGCCACCCATTTACATTGAAGAAGATTTTAAGTTGCCCGATCAATATGCTAAATACTATGCAATGAATGAAAAGCTATCAGAACTTGGATATAACAATATCTGGATGTTTGATAACTTTGGCTGCCTAATTGGATTTACAAAGGATTGGGATATGGTCAACACCTTAAACTCGTATGTTGATCGAATGAAACACGGCAAATCCCAAGTAACTCTGTATTACCTTGACCTACTTATTTGCCAAGATGCCGATATATTCAGGCTAGGCGAAGGTGTTAAGGCTTACCTTAACGCTTAGTTTTGCGCTTGGCTGTCTTAGCTGAACGGACAAAGGCTTCCTTGGTTGGATAGCCTTTCTGTCCTGGCTCTTTAGGCGGTAAGCCCTTCTCTCTGCGCTTATTGATGTTGTAGTACAAACCCTTCTTTATCGGCATTTCCATCTCCTTAACGATGCTTTAGCCCTAGTCGCTGGTCCTTTAGCCTTACGCACAACTCCAGCCATACGAGCGCAGAATGATGCCTTACGCCCTTTTTCAGACTTGGTGCGGGGGTTAGGTGCTGGTGCTTGGAGATTGCTGCCTGTAGCTCGATTTAGCTTG